AGGCGCTGGTACAGATCGGCCATCTCGGGGCCGCGGCGGAGCTCCTGGCGGGCGCTGGTGGGTGCGTGCCCACGCGCCACGGCGGCAAGGATCTTGTGCGCCTCTTCGCGGGCCAGGGTGCGGTTCAGGACGTCAGCCCGACCGATCTTGTGATGCTGCTGTTTCCCGCTCGGTTCGCGGTAGCGCAGATACCACGTCTCGACCCCGCTCGGCAGCACCAGCAGGCCCAATCCGGTGACTTTTGAATCGGGCTTCCACTCACGTTTCATGCGTCCCTCCGTTCGCGCACTATTCGCGCAAATCTGCGCGAATTTGCGGTAACTTGCGCGAATCAGCCGAAAAACGCAATAGCGGATTCTGTTGATGAATCAGAGCTTTAATGAGTTTGCGTGAAGTTGCGTGAGGCGTGCGAAAGAGACTTTTAATCAGTTGATCGGGCTGATTTTTGTGAATGAAAACAAGGGGTTAAGCAGTAGCAGAAATGGCGTTCGCGCAGTATTCGCGCAAGCTTTTAGGGCCCATAGCTCAACGGTAGAGCAGTCGACTTTTAATCGACGGATTTCAGTTCAATTCTGAATGGGCCTACCAATCCAAACCCGCAGTGATCCCAAAGAAATCGTTGCATCCCGTCACGGTCGCTACCGTGGTGCGAGACCTTGTCCCGGTGGCGCCGATGGCGACCTACCTGCTTGAAGTCGTGGCCAAGGTCGTTGTGCATAGCGACGAGGACTCCATCGAGGAGTTCCTTGAGAACACCTATGCACGCATTGCCGAGTTCGTCCCCAGCGACGAGCACATCGTCAATATCGAGCTGGATGCCTTTCCCCTACCCCAGGAGCCAGGTGGATCATCAGATCTCGGAGACGGAGCTGATCACGAGGAAGGAGGCGAAGCTCCGGTTTCGTGATCAGATCCACCTAGCCTGGGATCACCGCTGCGCATATTGCTCCGACCCGCTGGGTCGCAGCCCGACGCTTGATCACGTCATCCCTAAGGCGCACGGTGGCCTAACCGTCAGGGAAAACCTCGTCAGCTCCTGCTGGCACTGCAACATTTCCAAGGGCCAGTCCCCTTGGATTGCCTGGTATCGCAAGCAACCTTTCTGGTCTGCCACCAATGAGTGGGCGATCGCCCAGTGGCTCGCCGGAGGTGCTAATTTGTCGGCCTAGACCTTTTTTGAGGGATCTAGGCGGTCCAGTAGCAGCCGGCTGCGGGAAAAAAGGTGGACACCGCGTGAGGACCCACCACCGGCTACCGCATCTGCCGGCGTCGGCCGGTATGAAGCCCAGCATGGCCCCGGTTCACGCCGGGGCTTTGTGGTTTGAAGGGAAGCGGCTGGGCTTGAACCAGCACTGAGCTCCAGTTGTCCTGGCTGCCTCTGCTTGGGCTACGCTTCCAGTCCTCAGCCTACGTCGCCCCAGTGCCGGATCACGCCGGCCACGATGAAAGCATTCGTCACCAGGTAGGCCACCTCAAGCAGCCAGCGCTCACGACGATTCATCGCGCCAGCAGGTGGTCCAGATACAACTCCGCTTGCCACATGTCGCTGGAGTAGCGGCAGTAGCCATGGGCGCAGCTGCGGTAGTAAATCTCGAACCCTGGCCGATCCAGCGTTTCGATGTACCCGCCGTCGCGTTCGGTGCGGCTGATCACTTCCGGTTCGGACATGCCTTGAATACCGAGCATTGCGCGGCGAATCTCCCACCAGTCTGCCGAGCCTCGGGCCAGCCGAATCCGCATTGTGCGTTGACCCCCTCCCAGTGGATGCACTGCCAGCAAAGCGGCTTGTCGTCGACGCGCTTGCTTAGCTTGCGCTTAAGGTCAGCGTAGATCCGCTCAGCCCTGAAGATTGCCTCTTCGGCGGTGCTTGTCTCAAGACTGGCCTTTGTCTGGTGCTCAGGGCTAGCACCAAGCTTGATGCGCACATGCCAGACGGTGCCCTGCTGATGCAGGACCATCCGCCCGGCATGAAATCGCATCATCCCCATAAGGCCGCGTCGATCTTGCGACGGAATTGTTCAAGGCTGCCATCATTTTGAATGACAACATCGAATCCGTCCCAGTCGTCGAGGGCACCTTCTGATGGATGGTCGGTGTTGCGCTGCGCTGATGGGCGGATGATCTTCCACATCTGCCCGCCAATCGCCTTGACCGCTTCTGCTTCGTTGGTGAATCGCACGTCGTCTGTCACGACAGTGTCATAACGCCGAACCCGTGCCTCCCAGCAGCGGATCCAGATGTCTTCAGCGATCGCCTGGCGGCCGAACTCGGTGCCAATCGTTTGCAGTAGCCAGCGGGCCGTGCAGCCGATCTCCGGGATGTACTTGTGCTTATCGACCCAAACCAGCTTGAGCGCTTCGTCCTCGCGGTAGCCGAAGCCCTCCAAGAAGGTCACCGCCATGCGCTTGAGCGGCTCAGCAAACGACACTGGCTGGAAGCCACTATGGACGAGCACCGTTGCAGTGAACGTCTTGCCCGACTGTGGCGCCGGGCTGTAAATGCCGATCACCTGCTGCGGCCGATCGCGGTCGTAGTCGTTGTTCATCGATCGAACGCCTCCGGGTCGATGCTCTGCACATCCCACCAAGCTTGCCGCGCCTCCTCGGCACCGCGCTGGCAGAATTCCTGCCACAGGCCGGTGTAGGTGGCACGCAGTGGGTGACCATTGGGCAGGCTGTCGCGGCCGGATTGTTCGTAGAGGTGATCGATGAATTCGGCCTTCATCTGTTCGATCTTGGGGTGGCAGTCAAACATCGTGTCCAGCAAGCAAACGTGCATGGGCCATCGCCTTCGAGTGTGTGTCGAAGGACGGGCCCCAGGTGACAATGGCGCCATCAAAGCACCACGGTTGGAACGCTAACCCCAGCCCGCGGTCAACAGGGTGGACGCCGTAGCAGGGGTGGTTCTGGCCTTTCCAGACGCCCTGTTCGGAGTGAATCACCATTGATCCTCCAAGCCAAGCACCTCGACATGGCAGTCGGGATGCAGTTCGGCGGCCATCCAGTGGGCATTGGTGGCGGTGACGGCCCAAGCCAGCCAGACCCAGCTGTCGCCATCGGGTCGGGTCAGGCGGATGCGGTAGAAGCCGGGAGTCATGATTCGTCAGGCAGGGGAATTAGGCGCCACTCGGTGACCTCTCTGTTCCAGTCTTCCCAACTGTCTTGGCTGCACCAGCCACCGCACATTTGGCTCATGCGGCACGCGGGGAACCATTCGTCGTCAGGGCTGTTGCGCACCCAGTACCAGCGGTGCTCGATCAGCGGGTCGGTCATGGCAGGATTTTCTTGCAGAGGCAGATAAAGGCGATGCAGATCAACCAGTAGGCGCCTGCGAGGTAGAGAGCGGTGGAGAGGGTCATTCGGGCAGCTGCTCCAGTGCGCGGCGGATGGTGTCAGCCTGTATTCCGCTTAAACAGCCCCTATCAAAAGCAATGCGCAAATCGTCAAGCGCCAGCTCCTTCAAGCTCGGCGGCTTGGGGCGGCGGGCGGCGCGAACACGATCCGCCAAAGCTCGACCTTCAAAAAAGCTAACTTCACCAAGGCACGCTTCTAACTCTTGGTCTGCGCCAGCGCGAAAAGCCTCCTGAATGAGCCATACCTCGACTTCTCCTCTTTTGGCGCCATCGACAGCGTGCAAGATGGCTTTATCGCAGAGCTGCTGCACCAGCTCCGGCGGTGGGGTGATGGGGTGCGTCATGCCTCCACCTCCGCCGGCATCAACATCTGCCGGATTCGGGCAGCCGTGAACGGCCCGCGGGCAATCCGCCCCCAGATCACGCGCATCGCCACCACGGCCTCTTGATCAGCCATGCAGCTGCCGCATTCATCCAGCGCCTTGGTCACGGCCTGGTGGGTCTCTTTGTAAAGCTCTGGGTCAGGCTCCATTAGAGCGTCACGCCATGCAGCGACCTCACCAAGCGACTGCACACCAAAGTTCTTGAGCTTCATCAGGTCAGCCGTGGTGGCCATCATGATCTGCTCAGCGGTGAAATAGCCGCCCCGCAGCAGGCTGTTGATCGTGCGGGTTTGCATGTAGCGCATGGTTTCCGGGATCAGCCGGAAATCGTCTTCAGTTGGGTGCATTGATCGAGTTCAGATGGTCAATCAGTTCCTGTCGCGACTGCCACATCGGGCGGCCGTCGATCTGGCGCTCCATCTCGGTGATGGCGCGATGCAGGCCCTTCAGATACCAAAACCGGCTGATCGCAGCGACCTTGGGCGCTTGCTCCAGCAGTTGGTCCCAGATCTTGTCGGGGCAGCCGTCCCAGTCGATGTCATCACGCACGGTCATCCACGGCTGCAGTGCCTGCTGGAGCGTCATCATCCGCGTCGAGCCACTGGATTTGGTTCCACCAGGGGCCGTATTCAGCGAAGGCTTTGGATTTGGCATCAGCGAAGCTTGCAGCGGTAACGAAGTCGAAGACGTTCGACTGGGGAATGGTGAAGTGGTAGTGGCGTTCGGTCATTCGCAAACAGGGAAAGACCCAGCAGCAGGATGGTGAGCGACGCGGCAGCTGACCGCGTGTTCGTGGACGATCAGCGCGATCGTGGCCACGGGGATCAAGAAAATCAGCAGGCGTTTCATGTCTGATGTGGTGGACGAGTCAATGATGCCGGGCGCCACCGAGCGGTGGGCGCGAGTTGTCACACTTCGTAAAGATCGCAGTCGCCGGCGAAACTGGTGCCCTCCTCCAGTGGATCCGGGAAGCCCAGCCCACAGCTTCCGCCGCACCAGTGGCGGCACTCGCTGCAGTCTTTCCAAGGCCGCCGCTTCAGCCTCGGAAACGCCTTCGCCCAGCTGATGCCACGCCGCACCTGGCTGATCGCCTGACGGCTCACGCCAAGCTCCCGCGACAGCTTTACATCCGAGATCTGCCGGTCGGTCAGCGCACGCCTCACCTGCTCACGGGTCAGCTTCTTCGGGACTGGACGGCGCGGCTTGCGCTTCCGCGGCGGCTTGCGATCAGGGCCGATCGTTGTCCAGCGCTCGCCGCAGTCGCTGCACTCCCACCGGCGGCGCACCAGCCCATCAAGACGTGGTCTGCTTTCACGAACAAATCGGTTGTTGTGCTCACAGACAGGCGTGCCTACCGTTGAAGAATCGCTGCTGTTGGAATCCATGCAATTTGGTAGCTGGCTTCAAGCGGAAATGAGTACAGAAGAAAAGTGGACGATCGAAAAGATCGCCCGCAAGGAAGAACCGCGTACAGCGATGCTGTACAGGTTGTGCTGTCAGCAGCAGTTCCAGCTCCAGCAGGCCGTCAACGAGATCGCCCGGCTGGAGCTCCTGCTGATGGATCACTCAAACAGCTGAATTGCCTGCTCGTAGGTCGGTGCCTGGACGTGCCGGCTGAGCACCGTGCCATCAGGCTGCGGCATCTCGACCACGAACGTCGGCAGCTCGTCGCGCCACAGCCGCATCAGCTCGTTCACCTCATCCACCAGCGTGCCGGCCTGTTCGTAGGTCCAGCTGCGGCGAGCGACATTGAACTGCGCCAGCGTCTCGATGCGATCACACCAGCGGATCAGCGTCACGGCATCCGGCGCCACCGGTGGTGACATCTGCTCCTTGTAGATCTCGCGCAGGCGATTGAGTGGATAAGTCATCGCCGGCCCAGGTAATAGGCCCAGTCTTTCTTAAGGCCGCCGAATTCGTTGATGTCGCCCACGGCGGTCTTCTTGCCGCACACATCACAGCAGCGCAGCGTGTAGGTGGCAATGTGCGTCGCTGGGCCGACGAAGCGTTCGTCGATGTAGAAGCCGCCAAGTTTGCGGCCGCAGGGTTGACAAAGTTTTTCGGGTGTTTTCATTGCTTTGGTTGGTTGAGCCCCCACTCAGCCGCAAGATAAGCGACGTGGAAGGGGATTGTCTCGGCAGAGATTACGCCTTCATGCACCATGTCGATGGCATCTTCGACCCAGTGCTCGACGAGTTCGAGGGGTGGTTCGGTCATTGGGCGGTCTCCAGATTGAGCGATTCCGCCATCCGGCTGGCTGGATATCCGCCCTGCTCTTTCATCCACGCCGCCACCTCACGGATGGCGGCGTGGGCGTGGTAGCTCCACGTCATGTTGGTGAGTCCGTCGTCATCCGCCTTGGCGATGGCATCAGCCACCCGCTCCACCAGCGAACTCCTAATTTGGCCTGGATTAGGAGTTGGCCTGGAGTTGGCCTCCAGCTTCCTAAGGCGTTCTGCAATGTTGAGGGTGCAGATGTTGTTGCAGTCCACCTCGTCCTCCAGTTCGGCTTCCAGCGCCTCGACCCTGGCGCGGAGCTCAAGGAGGCAAGCAGCATCTTCGCTTTCAGGAGCCCATTTCTCTTGGATTTCCCACTGCTCAGGCGTCGCTCGGTGGTTAGTCACGCCGCCACCTCCACCGCAGCACCAGGCCAGCGGGCTTCGGCATAGCGCACTGCCAGCTTGTCGTTCTCGGCCATCAGCGTGACCTTCATCGGTCGTGCCTTGCCGTGTTTCACATGAAGCACAAATGGCTTAGCCCGCTTTGGTTCAGCTGGCCGGCTGACACCAGGCCCGAAGCTGCCAGTGGGGTGTTCATGCCACTGGAATGTGATCGGTTCGCCTTTCATAGTTTCGAGAGTCCAACGATGAGATTGATGAGCTGAATCGCGATGATCGCCATCAGCATCAGTTCATGCCGGCGCAGCATTCGCCGCACCTCCTTGATCTGGCGCACGGTGGCCAGCTGCTGATCAACTGTCACGGCTGCTCCGCACGCTTGCAATGGCCTTGCGCATGTTTCCGGCGAGTTCTTCATGTCCTTCGATGGTTGCCATGTCAGCAGCAGCAAGGATGCCGGCCTCAAAGGCACCGCGCACCATGCGCTGCTCGTGTTCAACGTTGCGTGTTGGACGACTGAACAGCCATGTGATTAGCTGGCCAGCAACAGTGCCGAGCGCCACGGCGCCGACGATTTCAAGGGGTGTCATCAAGTCCTCCTGTGTGGGACGCGCCTATCAAAGCAAGCCCGGCACCCAAGCGGCCGGGCTCTGTTGCAAAACTTCACGTCACATAAACCGGCTGGTGCCCTTCCTTCTCCAGCCATGCCTGAAACAGCTTCTCAGCATCCTCATGCGCCTCGCACTCGATCTCCTCGAGCACACCAGGCCCCAGCTCCTCCTTCAGCAGTTCCCGCAAACGATCGTTGCGGATGACCGAAAACTTGTCGCGCTGCATCTCATAGGCCGAACGCTTGCGGCGCACGTCAGCGCCCTCTAGCCCCTCCAGCTTCAGCAGCCGGCGCTTCGTCTCACTGGCAAACATGATCGTGATCCGGCGTTTCTGACGAATCCGGTGCATCCAGTCCCGATCGAACGGGATGCCGGCCTCGTTCTCGAGGCGTTGCGCCTCGCGGATCGCGTCATCCAGGCTCTGGACGGCCAGCGTCAGCTCGACATGAAACTGCCGAGCCTCATCCAGCTCCATGTCCCACACATCAGCCAGCTTGATCTGCCGGTCGAGCTCACGGCTCGGGAAAATCAAAGTCATTGCGTTACGAATTGCACAGGGTCGATTTCGATGCTCCATTCGCTCAGCAGTCGGTAACAGCCCGACCGCCGGCTCAGGAAGTTGCGTAGTGAATTCCCGTCGATACCCAGCCTTTCGGCCGCCTCGCTCTCTTTGCCCAGCAGCACCTCTACCTGACGCACCGCATTGGCACGCAGCACCCAGCGTGGAAATTGCGTCGCAGGATCCGGCTGCAGATTGTTCCAGTCAGCTACCCACCAGATCAGCCGGCCTTTTTTCGGCCAGCCCTGGTAGCGCAGCAGTCCGGTGCATTGCAGCCGGGCAAGCGAAGCCTGGATCACACTTGCGGTGATGCCCAGCAGCCTTGTCAGCTCTTCGCTGGTGTAGAGCCCCGGCCCGAGTGCCTGCAGCTGGAGCAGCGTCAGGACAGTCTCAGGCCGGTGCTGCCGGCGTAGATCAGCGATCCATGCCAGCCGCTGGTCCATTAGAAGGGAATACTGTCGTCGTACACCGGAGCCGGAGGCGCCTGCTGGGGCACAGGTGCCGGCGCAGGGGTGTAGGCCACCTGCTGCTGCATCGGCAGCGGCGCCGGAGCAGCCTCCTCAGAACGAGCCTGCCAGCTCTCCACCGAAGCGTTCCGAATCACCACGGCCTTCTTCAGCTCGCCGGTGTTCTTGTCGTTCCAGCTCTCCTCCGCCACCTGGCCGGTGACGCAGACGCTGGCGCCCTTTTTCAGGTAGTTGGCCACATACTCGGCCTGCTTGCCCCAGACCTCTACCTTCACCCAGAACGCCGGAGCATCCTTCTTGGGTTGGCGGACAGCCAGGGAGAATTTGGCGACCATCTGGCCAGACTGCGTGGTCTGGAAGTCAGGGTCGCGGCCGAGATTGCCGGTGAGTGTTCCGTTAAACATGATCGATCAGTTTTCGTTGGGTTTGCAGATGATGAAGCAGCCCAGGCCGTCGCGACGCTTGCGCACCGAATAACGGCGGCTCAGCTCGCGGCGGCTTAGGTTGCCCACCACTTGGGTGATGGTGCCGGGCTTGTACTCGTCAAACCCGACTTCAATGGCTTCGCCAGGCTCGAGATCAAGGATCTCGGCACGCAGGGGCGCGGTCATCGATCGACGACCAACCTGAGCGAGCGCCTGTTCAGCAGTGATGCGGTTCATTTTTCCGGTCGTGGGTTGTTGGGGAAGCCGCGCATGTTGCGCTGCTCAAATTGAACGATCTCGTGGATTGGATAGAGCACTCGACCGCCGGCCTTAAACCAGCGCGGACCACGTTGCTGAGATCGCCAGTTATCTAGCGTGCTCAGACTGACGACATTACGCCAGCGCTCAGCCAGCTCACGTGGGGTCAAGTACGTCTCACCAGACTGCATCATCTCCTGCCTCCTCAGATGCCTTTTGTTCCTGGATCTTGCCGTTCAGATCATCCACGATCGACGGCTGCTCGGTTACTTCAACTTCTTGTATATCAACGACTTCTTCTTGTGTTTTCATGCCAACCAGGAACTCAGGAACATAAAGACGCCCCCAGAACGCAGCTGCTCGATACCGGATCATCAGATCCGGCATTGTCTGCCACTTAGACCCTGATTTCGTAGCCCACCCTTCACGCTTGGCCATGGCCATGGTCACAACAGGACCGCGCAGCTCCTTCCCTGTTGCGATCTCGGTCGCGTAGGCAAAGCAGCTTAAGGAATCCCCCTCACCGCTGACGTTGTAGTCCAGCGGCGTGAAACGCCCGCACCCATTGATCATCGCAATGATGAACTGCGACGACCAACTAGGCCGGCCGTGAATGATGTGAAGGTTCTGCATCACCTGCAGGGGCGAGAGTCCCATGCGGCCGGCGATCTCCATCGCCACCAGCGTGTTGGCCAGACCGGTCTGCCCTTGGTATTCCTTTGGTACGAGAGCAGACGAAGCCAAGGCTTTCGCGATGCGCTGGGCGTTCTCAAACTGTTGAATCCCGGTGAATACACCGTCAGCCGTTGAAGTAACGGCAAGTGCTGTGCTTTCAGTAGTCATTAGAAGCCTTCGATTTCTTGAATGTTTTGGTCAGTGTTGTCTTGAAGCCAGTCGGGAATGACTAGCGACTGTATTTCGTCGCCGTAGCCGGGCCATCGATTTTCGGCCCGGCATGTGGCAAGTTGTCTCAGGTCTTGAACGGCGTATATTAGCCCTTTCTCAAGTAACTCTGGCGGTGTGGCATACACGGCCACAGCAAAGGGCGGCTTCTTTTCGACTGCAATGAACAGAAATTGTTCTGCGCCAATGCCTTGACTGTAAAACGCTGCCTGCACGTGGTAGCGATACTTGATCACTGATCTGATGAATCCACGGGGACTCGCGTCGTCGGTGGTCTTTACATCAGCGATCAGGCGACGGTCGTCACTGTGCCAATCCGGCCGGCACTTGCATGCCTCGCCGCTGGTCTCATCCGTCCAGAAGTAAGACTGCTCGCATTTGCCAGGTAGCCGCAGGATCGTGCTCGCCGCAGGATGCTTATGCACTGCCGCAGCCATCGCCTCGATCTGCGCAGCATCCTCAGCTTTGAGCACCGTCTTGCCGTCGGCCTCAGCCTCAAAATCAGCCCACCGCAGCTTGCCCTCCTTGGTGCGGCGATCGATGCCCTCCGGTGCGACCACATACTCGTCGTCGTACAGATGCGGCTCCAGCACCCGCGCATGCAGCGCCGAGCCGATCACCATGGCCGGTGTCGGTGGCTCCACGATCCGGTTCGGATTGAGGTAGCGGTTCCAGTAGTGCAGCGGTGAACGCCGGATCAGGTCCAGCCCGCTTTTCGAGACCTCGGGTCTCGCGTGGTACTCCGCGTTGGTCAGGCCCATCAGCGAGCCTCCACGCGCAGATCCAGCCAGACGGCGTCCCAGGCGGTGACCTTGGGGCCGGTGGTCAGGCGATTAAAGGCCGCCGCCTCGCTGGACGCCTGCACATAGACGACCGGCAGCACGATCAAAGCAGCGAGCAGCAGCATGCCTGCCATCAGCAGTGCTGCGTCTCGGTCTACGTCCTTCATAGGCTGATGCTGTGTCTGTGGACAGAAGCTTACCGCTGTTTCCCGCACCTTCACGACTCCCTGTTGCGTTTCTTCACACTTCACGGGAATTCCCGGCTAAGTGCTTATTATTGCTGTGTTTTTTGATTTATCCCTTGCGGACCACTTAGGTCAAGACCATGCTTCAAGCCGCCCACAGCTCGACAGCTCTGCTACCATCAAGTCGCGTTCACGACTTTATGGGACAAACCATCGACCTCGCCGGTCAGCGCTTTGGGAAGCTGGTCGTCGTCGAGCTTTCTCATCAAAGCAACGGAGCTTGGTGGAGGTGCCGCTGCGACTGCGGTGGAGAATCTGTCGTACGTGGCGCGGTGCTCCGCTACGGCTCGACAAAGAGCTGTGGCTGCGGGTCTAAAGCTCAGGCCCGCTCCAACTGCGCCAAGCATCGCAACAGAAATCATTGGATTCCTGAGCAGCTGCGCAGAAAGCTCAAAGACGCCTACAAGAACATGCTGTCCCGTTGCTATGACCCCGGCAACGATCGATACGAGAATTACGGCGGCCGGGGCGTTCGAGTATGCGACGAGTGGCTTGATCCGGGCTCTGGCAGGCTGCGCTTTTATCGCTGGTGCATTGAAAATGGAGCCGAGCGCGACCTGCAGATCGACCGCATTGATGTCAATGGGAGCTACTGCCCGGACAACTGCCGCTTCGTCGACGCAATCACGCAGATGAACAACACCACCCGGAACAGGTGGCTGACCTACCGAGGTGAAACTAAAACCTTGGCCGAGTGGGCTCGCTCTACTGGGATGGCTTACGGCGTCCTTAAGCACCGCGTTGATCGCGGATGGGACGTTGAGCGGATTATGAACCAGCCAGTACGGAGGTCACCCCGTGCTTGAGCTTCGCCCTCGACAAGTAAAAGCACTTGCTGATTTGCGAGCTGCTTATGCCGCTGGACACAGAGCTCCTTGCATGGTTGCTCCCACTGGTATGGGCAAAACAACTATTGCAGCAGAGATTATTCGTTCTGCTATCAGCAAAGGCGGAACGGTCTGGTTCCTTGCCCACCTGCGCGAGATCCTCGACGACACTGCCCGGCGGCTCGCTGCAGCCGACATCCCGCATGGTTTTGTCATGGCGGGGATGCCGCAAAACCCGTTCAAGCCGGTGCAGATTGTCTCGGTGCAGACCGCTGTGCGGCGGCCCGTTCGCAAGAAGCCGAGCCTGATCATCATTGATGAGGCGCACCTGTGCGTCGCCGACACCTACAAGAAGGTCGTCGCTGAGGCAGGTCACCCTCGCCTTCTGCTCTTAACAGCAACTCCGCAAAGACTGGACCAGCGTGGCCTCAATGAGGTTGCGGACTGCCTTGTAACCACCTGCTCCACCGGTGATCTGATCGCCGAGGGCCTGCTCGCGCCCATCCGCTACTACGCACCCACCAAGCCAGACTTGGATGGCATCCGCTCCCGTGCGGGTGACTACGCGCTAGACCAGCTTGCAGAAGCCGTTGATCGGCCGTCCATCATCGGAGACGCAGTTGCTCACTACCGCAAATACGCCCACGGTCGCCGTGCAGTCGCCTTCTGCGTCAACATCAAGCACGCAGAACACACAGCTGCTGCCTTTACTGAGGCCGGCTACCGCGCTGTTGCCATCTCCGGCAACTCCACCCGCGAAGAGCGGCGGCAAGCGCTAACCGGCCTGCGCCAGGGCGCCATCGACATCGTCTGCAACTGCGCTCTCTGGGTGGCCGGTGTCGACTGCCCAGAGATCGGCTGCGTCATCCTGCTCAGGCCCACCAAGAGCTTGACCATGTACCTGCAGTCGGTTGGTCGTGGTCTGCGCACATGTGCTGGCAAGCCGGATTTGATCGTCTTAGATCACGCAAGTTGCGTCTTTACCCATGGCTTACCGCAGGATCCACGCGAATGGACGCTTGATGCCAAACCCAAGCGAGCCAATGCCAACGCTCCTGCTGTTCGCGAATGTCCGTCTTGTTTTGCCTGCCATGCTCCAGCTCCTGTTTGCCCCTGCTGTGGCCACGTTTATGTCCGGGAGACGGTGCCGCAAGGCCCTCAACAACTGGCTGGCGAGCTCGTTGAGGTGGACGAAGCAGCTATACGCCGTGAGCGGAGTCGCGAGCAGGCTGCCGCGCAAACGCTTGAGCAACTGATCGAAATCGGCCGCAAGCGCGGAATGAAATCGCCCTATGGCTGGGCGAAGCACGTCCTTGCGGCCCGGCAACGAAAGAGGGCTGCATGACCGTCGGAGATTCCAACCTCACTGACAGCTGGGAACAAAGCCTGACAAAGCCTGGCCAGGCGCATTTCGCTGATCCATCCGTCGGCGCCAACTGCGGCGACTGCCTCTACTTTGTTCCTCGGCCCTACGTCCAAATCAAGCGGTTCTGCTGCTCTAAGGCCAAGGCCATGACCGGCCAGTGGCTCAAGCCGATTCCGGCCAGTGCGATGGCCTGCAAATACTTCATGCGGCGAACATGATGGTGCGAGCGATTGCAAGGCGCCGTGAGCAATGCTGAAACCGATCTGCAACAGCGAATCCGTCTGGCGATCGGCACGCTCCCGCACATCCGGCTTTGGCGTAACAACTCCGGCAAGCTCCCAGACCCACGCACCGGTCGGTGGGTGCAGTTCGGCGTCGCCTCGCCCGGTGGATCCGATCTCATTGGTTACCGGTCCATCACCATCACACCCGATATGGTCGGCCGTACCGTTGCCGTCTTCACCGCCATCGAAGTCAAGACACCCACAGGCCGAGCTACACCAGCTCAGCGGCACTTCATCGATCACATCCGGCGCGCCGGTGGCATCTCCGCCATCGTCCGCTCCACCCAGGAAGCATTGCGAATTGCAACAGAACCCTTCCGGGGTGCCTGAAGACCTGCTTCGCTTCTTCCGCAAGCTCGCCGCCTTGTTCCCCGAGCCGACCGACCAAGAAATGCAACGCTGCCGATGACTGCTATGCTTTCACCGCACCCACACAGTGACAAGACTGTGACAATTAAAGCGATCGAGACGCGGGCCTACGGCTGCCGCTTTCGAAGCAGGCTTGAAGCCCGCTGGGCCGTGTTTTTCGACAACCTTGGTCTGCGGTGGGAGTACGAGCCCGAGGGGTTCGACATTGATGGCGAGGCGTACCTGCCAGATTTCAGGGTCTGGACACCTCAGGGCAAGCCCATCTGGTACGAGGTCAAGCCGGCGCACATCACCGCTGATCAAAAGCTTGAGAACTTTGCCCGAGCTTTAGATCCAGAGTTTGGTGCCGTCAGAGTCGGCCTGCTCAGCGGCTCGCCTCGTGACTACCTGCAGCACCATGACATTTGCCCAAGATGCGGGATCTTGCTCTCTGCTGACTCTGTCTACGAGTGCGGCGCAGAGATCGGCTTCAGCTGTTTTGAGTGCGACATGGAAACCCCAAGCGGCGGCGGACATCTGCCTGAATGTGACGGGGTTCAGGGCATCGCCTATCGCCCGCACAAGGGTTGGGTGATGACATCTCGATCTGAATTTGAGTCCTTAGGAGACCAGGTGCGCTACGCAGCCGAGGCCGCCATGTCTGCCCGCTTCGAGCACGGCGAAACCCCATGACCACCACACAGCAAGAGCGCCTCGTCGCGCTGATCCGTTCTGATCAAAAAGCCTGGCTCAAGTCCAAGGTCACGCCTCTCCGCTCTCTCGCCGACGTAGTTCGCGACATCCTCGATCAAGCCATCGCCAATGAAAACCAGCGTCGTTGATCTCGCCCAAGGCCGCTGGGTTGAAATCCTCTCCTCAGTCGGTGGCGTCCCAGTCTCCTATCTCGACAACAAGCACAAGCCCTGCCCTTCCTGCAGAGACGGCGAAGACCGCTTTCGCTTCGACGACCAGGACGGCAACGGCACATGGTTCTGCTCCCACTGCGGAGGCAAAGACGGCATGGGCGGTGGCGGCAACGGCATGTCGCTCCTCATGCGCGTCAAGGGCTGGGAATTCAAAGAAGCTGCTCGCGCTGTTGAGGACTATCTCGGCGTGCCCCGCCCCTCCGCATCCAAGCCAGCAACACCTGCGCCCATCAAGCCACCCATCGACGCCGCACCCCCGGCCCTCGATGGTGCCTCTCATCAGTGGTGCTACACCGATGCCGCCGGCGAGCAGCTGTTCTGGATTCAGCGCATCACCCGCCCCAACGGCGACAAGATCTTTCGCCATCGCACCTGGGTCGACGGCACCGGCTGGCAGGGTGCTTCAGGCACCTCTTGGCCCACGCCTCGCCCGCTCTACAACCTCGCCGCCCTAGCAGCTCGGCCCACCGCTCAGGTCATCGTCTGCGAAGGCGAGAAGGCTGCCGACCGTGCCCAGGAGCTGTTCCCGCAGCTTGTAGCTGTCGCCTGGCCCAACGGCGCTCAATCCGTCGCCAAGGTCGACTGGTCGCCCCTCGCCGGTCGCAGCATCCTCCTTTGGCCTGACAACGACGATCAAGGCCGCGACGCCATGGCCAAGATCGCTGGCCTCATCCGTGAGCCCGCCAAGCTGCTCACCATCGACGCACCGCCCGATGCACCCGAGAAGTGGGACATCGCCGATGCCGACTGGTCGCCAGCCGAAGCGCTTGCTTACGTCAAGGCCAATCACCGGCCGATGGAGCGGCCTGCAGAAGTTGCTGATGAGTCGGCCGAAAACCCTGTCACGCAGCCGGATCTCAGCGACAGTGCTCGCGACCTTGGCCCAGTCGATCGCATGCCATTCAGGCCGCTTGGCTTCGACCACGGCACTTTCTACTACTTGCCTCAGGCCGGTGGCCAAGTCGTTGAGCTCACTGCTGCTCAACACAACAAGTCGCACTTCCTCATGCTCGCGCCCCTTGAGTGGTGGGCACAAGGTTTCAGCAACGAGCAGGGCAACCGCATCGACTGGGACTCAGCCCAGAACGCCATCATGGGCGCCTGCATCGCGCAAGGCGTCTACAACCCAGATCGCGTGCGTGGCCGCGGCGCATGGACCGACGCCGATCGCGTGATCTTCCACCTCGGCAATCGCCTCATCGTCGACGGTCGCTCCTACCCGATCACCAAGCTGCCGTCTGATTTCGAGAGCTACTACTTCTACGAAAATGCCAAGGAGCTGCTCGGCCCTGCCCCTGACGCCCTGCCCGACGACGCCGCTTTTAAGCTCCGCTGCATCGCTGAGCGCTTCCGCTGGGAAACGCCCGCCAGCGCCAACATGCTCCTCGGCTGGATCGTTCTCGCACCCGTCTGCGGCGCCCTCGATTGGCGGCCGCACATCTGGGTTACTGGTGGCGCTGGCACCGGCAAGACCACCATCCTGAAGTCTTTCATGAAGCCACTGCTCGGTGGCATCTACCAAGCAGCCACCGGTGGAACGACCGAGGCCGGCCTGCGCGGCACCCTCAAGTCCGATGCTGTGCCTGTCGTCTTCGATGAATTCGAGCAGAACGAAGCACGCGACAAAGGCATCGTCCAAAACGTCCTATCACTCGCTCGCATCGCATCATCGGAGGGCGGTCGCATCATCAAAGGCACCACATCTGGCGGCGCAAATTCATTTGAAATTCGCTCGATGTTCTGCGTGTCCTCGATCACAGTTGCGCTGTTTCAGAAAGCTGACCTCGATCGATTTTGCGTTTTGCCGCTGCGCAAGGATCCCGTTCCCAAGGACGACTGGACGCGCTTTGAAGCCGAAATCATCGACTTAGCCACTGTTGAAAACGGTCGGCGATTGATCGCTCGCACGTTGCAGCAGATCCCAACCATCAAGGCCAATGCCAAGGTGCTCGGCCGGGCACTTGCCCATCGTTTCGGGCAGCGCTTTGGCGATCAGCACGGCACGCTCCTAGCCGGTGCATGGAGCCTCGAGCCCGGCGGTGGCGGCGAGCTGTCGCTCGACATGGCCAAGCAGTGGATCGACCAGATGGACTGGGAGACCCGCGACAGCGACGAGAGCGACGCTGATGAGGTCAAGTGCCGTGACACGATCCTCCAGCACCTCGTGGACTTCTCCATGGGCCAGAAGGCGCAGCTCGGCGAGCTGGTGCTGTGCGTGGCCACTGGAGCACCGCTGCAGGCCACGACGGCGCCGGAGCTGGCCAAGATCCTCGGCCGATGGGGTCTCAAGGTGTATCGCAAGGGTCTCGACCTGATGCCAGGCGGTGAGCAGCCCTGCCAGATGCACTTCGTTGCTGTCGCCCACAACAACCGGCAGCTGGCCACGATCTTCCGCGATACCCAGTGGGCCAACAACGCCCACCGCTCATCGCTCAAGCGGCTCACCGGGGCGGAGGTGACCAAGGATCCGGTGTATTTCACCGGCGTCGGCATGCAACGCGCAACGCTGGTCCCATTTGAGATCAATAAGACTTGATTTCATACGGTCATACGGTGCCATACAAGCCTTCCGTATGCCTCAAAACCCTTGCGCTGCAAGGGATCTCAGCGGTTGCTACGGTTCATACGGTTTTTTCCGGAGAAACACCCATAGACAATGAGAGACCCAGAGGCACAGACACCCTCTCTGACCGAGCCCCTTATATATATATTTCTCGTATTAACCGTATGATATGTATGAAGGCAGTCATACCAAGGGTTTTCGTCATACGGTCTTCATACGGTTTTTGCCAGACCGTATGAAAACGGTCCCAGCCATGCCCAAGTCCCTCCCCGACCACCAGCGCCTGGCAGGCGACCCCTCTCGCTGGCCCGCCAAGCCCCGTGGAACGGCCTGCAAGGTCTATATGGGCTCCCATTGGGCATCAGGCACCTGGGAGGGCCTCCAGGGCGGCCGTGGGGCTGTCTGGCTGGCCAGGGAGCAGCGGATGGTCTTCTGCGGCGATTCACGCAATGTCTGCTTCGGCTCTTGACGGCCTGCTAGTGTTGCGGCGCGATGGGAGCTCTCGGACCTGCCAGCATTGTGCTGGCTCCGAGGGCTTTTTCTTTGCGAGGGCGTCATGGCCGGTGAGATCCAGTTCGACGGCAACAAGCTGGTGCGGAACCTCGATGTGTTTGCCAAGGTCCAGCTGCCGTTCATGTCGTCGCTGGCGATCAACCGCACCGCCACCCACGTGCGCGATTCACTGCGCGGCTCGATGCGTGGGACCTTCACCTACCTGACGCCGTACACGCAGGACTCGCTGTTCATCCGCGTCAGCACAAAGCAGAAGCTTTACGCCGACGTTGGCATCAAGGAATTTGGCTCCAAGGGCAACGCAGCTGCTGATTACCTGCGGCCGCAGATTTTCGGTGGTCCGGTATATCGGACGCGATTCCAGCGGCGTCTTGAACGTCAGGTGGGGCTGGGGTCTGGTTATATGCTTCCGCTGCACGGCAGTGACGCTGCGCAGCTGGGACCAAGCGGCCGGATCATCGCGGGTCAGTACACCGCGGCGTTGTACGGAATTCGAGCGATGGAAGACATCCGCGGCTCGGGGCGGTATGGCAAATTCGACTACAAAACGCTCGGCACCTACACCTACATCAGGCCGGGGCAGCTGGTGTTCGGGCGCAACAGCAATAGGCCGCTGGCGCCGGGCATCTACCGGGTACAGGGGTCGGATCTGGTCATGCTGTTCAAGCAGCTGCGCCGCACGCCACGGGTGCAGAAGAAGTGGGACTTCTATGGCATCGCGCAGAAGAGCGCAGAGCGGAAACTGCCAAAGGCATTCGACGAGGTGTTCCGCGAGGTGATGCGCAAGCCGAATGTGTAACGGTTTGTTGCAGCGGTGACCGATTGGGGGCAGCCGGCGTGCATGCTTGGTGGGCGTTCAGCAATTCACCTGCGCACCATGACCGTCACACCTGTCACCGAGCTTCGCCGCGAGCGTGCCTACAGCCCCAAGGGCTGGATCGGCCGCCGCATGGCTCGCGCCAAAGCTTTGCAGCTCCAGATCCAAGCATTGGAAGCTGAGCTGTCGCAACACCGTGAAGCGCTGTTGTCCCACATGCAGCGCCACGACCTCGACCGCCTCGAGCTCACCGGCTTCACCGCCGTGCGCAAGCACCGTCACAACTGGAGCTACAGCGCAGTCTGCGACAACCTCGCCCTGCAGCTCCGCCAGTTGCAGCTCGACGAACAAGTGCTGGGTGTCGCCCAGGATAAGCCCAAGGCTTACATCAGCTTGAGCGCCAAAGCATGATCATGCTTGCCACTGCGCTCGTGGCCTGCGTGGCCGCCCACCTTGTCTACAGCCTGCGCCTAGCAGGTCGGATCCGCCAGCTCGAGATCGTGTCGATGCGGATCACCCGGAGGTTCGTGCCATTTAGGCGCTGATTGTTTCGGTTTGTAACAAATGCGGCTGCTGGGCTCCGGCGGCCGCTTACTGTTCCTTCAGGCAAGACGCCATTTATCTCATGGACACCATCAACGCTCGCAGTGCTGTTGCCCTGCACGGCTTGGTCAGCAACCAGCTGAGCCGCGGCTACACCCTTGAGCAGATCCGCAATCAGTTCTTCGATGCCGACACTGACCTCGAAGTGATCGAAGCATTCAGCGAGCCCGAGTGGCTGCAGTCCGTTTTGATCGAAGCGAGGGCAGCGCAATGACGGCAGTTGAAAGCTACGTGATGGCGCTGGTGCTCGGCGCCATTGATGGCGACAGCCGTGAGCTGTGCCAGGACATCGCCGTTGAGCTGGCACTGAGCAACGACTTCAGCTTTGAGGAGCGGCTTGCGATGCGCGATGCAGCGGCCATGGTCCTGCGCACCCGTCACCCCGAGGTAGAGCTGTTGGATGCGATCCGCATTGCCCTGGACTGCTATCTGACACCAGCGGGCTAAGCTGCGTGCGGATCAGACGGACGACGGGCGGTTCGCTGAGAAGTGAGCCGCTTTTTTTGTGGCTAGGGACCCGCGAGCGGTCGGTTTAATAGGGGCTTGTGCTGACCGTCCTGGGATTGAAAAAATTAGGGACTTGCTGGGGGTCGGTTTAATAGGGGCTTGTGGACACCCTCCTGTTTTTGTGTTTTGGCCGAGAATGATAATCGTTCTCACTGCAATTGCGACTCATTCTCAATAAGGCCCGTGTCAGCGATCCCACACACGCGGCGGCTGGTACATCCGTTCGCTAGTACATTTGTACTATCGGTATTTCAGTACATTTGTACTAGTTAATGAGTACATTTGTACGCTAGTACATTTGTACTATCGGTATTTCAGTACATTTGTACGCTAGTACATTTGTACTATTAAACTCGACCAGGAATGATAATCATTCTCACGGCCACGCCGGCAGAATTCCTGCATCCGACGCGCCGCGTTTCCGATCGGCGGCGACCTTATATATGGGGCGGCCAGGCCGACCCGTTGCCTAGTTGCTCTGGCACGGTCTCAAGGGCGCCCGCGACGATGGCAACTAGGCCAATCCGCGAACCGGCTCCACGCTATGGGATCCGGGCCGATCCGTCGGCAGGATGGATCGTGAACGCGAATCGCGTTCCCCATCGCACCTAACACCAAATGACCCTTACAGTCAGCCGGGCGCCCGCGCCCGCGTTTCCGCCCATTGATGATGCGATCGCCGCCCTTAGCGCGATCGATTGGCAAGCGGCCGCCGCCCGCGCCCTTATGGTCGCCCTGACCGTGGCCGCCGTGTGCCACGCCCTCGCCGTTCGGCTGGCCCCGATCGCCGCCGCCGGATTACGTGCCCTCGCCGATCGGGTCGACCGGCCCGCGCCCGTCGATCGCCTGACCGTGGTCGAACTGCGCACGGCCGCCCGCGTCGCCGGTCTGCCGCGCCGCCTTTATACCTACGGCCGCCGGGCCGAGCTGATCGCCGCCCTCGCCGTGTGACAATCGCCGAACCGCCCGCCCGCCCATTGATCGGGTCGGGCGCGTCGGCAGAATTCCGTCAACGGCCGAACGGTCGTCCCCATCGCACCTAACACCATGAAGAACCCGCACGCATTTCTGATCGGCGCCATGGCATCAACCACGGCCGCTTGCGCAGTCGCCGCCGCCGCTCTGGCCCCGGTCGACGGTAACCGCACCCAATCCGTGGCCGGTTTCGTATGGTTTGGCGGCATGGCCGCCGCCGCCGCCGCCCTGACTGCTGCAGCGATCGCCGACGCGGCCACGCCCGCCGCCCGCCGCCGCTGATCGCCGCCCCATCCCATCGCACCTAGCATCCGTGGCACGTATCACGCCCAATCAGCTCCATAAGGCCGCCGAGCGTGTCAGCTGCGCCCTTTACGGCGACAGCCGCCCTAGCGAAGTCTTCTGTCAACGCTCGGCCACCGGTTGGCACGTCATGCGCCGGTTCGGCGCCGGCGCTCAGCCGCTCGGCGAATGCTTGACGCCCGGCGAGGCTCAGCAGCTGCTGAGCGGTCTGGCCATCGGCGCCGCCCTCGCTCGGCCGTGATCCGCCCCGATCGCCCGCCCTTGCTTCGCGTCGCCGGCGGTTGGGTTGCCGCGTCCGATCCGGCCATGGCCGATCAGCTCGCCGCGATTCTCGCCGCTTATACGGCCCGCGTCGCCGCCGGCCACCATGCCGCGCCGTCGCCTGACCGTTGGGCGATCAGTGACCGCGACTGATCGCCCGCCCTTCCCATCGCACCTAGCACGATGCCCACTGTTCATACCTGCCGCGTCGCCACCAACACCGGCGACGCTATGGCGCCCGCCCATTGGGTCGGCCAATGGGTCGCCCTGACCCCGCCCTGTGATTCCGCCCGCGAATTCCCGGTCTGCCGCGGCCAATGGGTGATCAGCCATAGGGCGTCCGGCCTGAGCGCCGGAACCCTACGCTGCAGCAAGCGGCGCGCCGCTGAGATTGCCCGCCAATGGGATCACCGGTTCGCGCTGATCGATCCTGCCGACGCCCGCGCCTGGCCGTTCGCCCGCCAATGGGCCGATCTGGTGGCGTCGATCAATTGCCCGTGGCGCGCTGATCAATTCGGCGCCGATGATTCCACCGAGACCGCCTGCGAGCTCGCCGCCCGCGCCGGTCTGCCGATCGATCAGGCCGGCGGCGCCCGCCGCATCTGGTGGCGTGGCCGATTCTGGCCGGCGCCCACCGACGGCGAGCTCGACCTCTGGGCGCTGGATTCCTGCTGTGAAACGCCCGACGGCCGAACGGTTGAACCGGACGCGCCCGATTCTTGGCTGTCGATTCTCCGCCTGATCTGATCACCACGCAGCTAACACCATGCCCGCCGCCCTCATTCGTTCAAACGCCCGCGTCGCCCTTCCCGCCGACGTGGCCGCCCATCTCTCCCGGTTCGGCCTGACCCTGGCCGACGTGCTGACCGATTCGAACCCGAAACTAGGCAAGGGCGCCGCGATCGCCCGGGCCGTCATTCACCACGGATTGCCGGGCCGCGCCCTCGCCGCCGCGATCGATCCCGCGAACCGGGCGGCCGTTGCGCCCCGCGGTCATCTCGCCGCCCTCGCCGCCCTCGCTGATCGCGAGGGAATGACGGCCGCCGCGGCGGTCTTCAATGCCTGCCCGTGGGCCACTGAGGGTTGCGCGTCGGCGTGCCTTGCCTGGGCCGGCCACGGCGGATTGTCGCCCGCAGTCGCCGCCGCCCGTGGCCGCCGGACTCTGGCCATGATCGCCGACCCCGCCCTATACGGCCGGGCCATGCTTTGGGCGATCGCCCGTCAGTGGGCCAAGGCTCAGGCCGACGGTCTGCCCCTGGCCGTGCGACTGCGTGGCACTGATGATCAGCCGTGGCACGTTCGGCGGCTCACCGTGAGCGTGCCCGAAGCCATCGCGATCCGGCGCCGGTTCGGTCTGCTGATCGCAGACGGCGAGGGCAAGACTCTGGCCGAACTGCTGCAGCCGGCCACGGCCGACGGATCGGTGCGACTCTATGAGTATTCAAAGGCGCCGACCGCCGGGCCGCTCGGCCTGATCGCTCAGCGCGACGCTGGATGGGATGTTACGGCCAGCCTGGCCGGCGATCGCCCGACGGCCGCCGCCGACGCGATGGCCGCCGCCCTCGCCGGGTTCCGCCTGGCCGTGCCGATCGACCTACCTAAGGGCGCCCCGATCCCGGCCCGTGTGCTGATCAGCCACGGCGGCCAGACCGTCGCCCTGCAGACCGTCGACGGTGATACCACCGATCACCGGTGGGCCGATCCCGCGGGCGTGGCCGTGATCCTGAGGGCGAAACGATCCCGCGGCGCCGATCCTGAGCTCGCCGGATTCATCCTGCCGGACGCGCCACTGATCCGCCTGGCCGACGGGATCATTCAGCTGATGCCCGAATGATCGGCCCGCATGATCGGTCGACCGGCCCGCCTGATCGGCGGGCTTTTTAATTTGCATAAAAAAGGGGGGCCGATTGCCCCCCTGTTCAGTATTCAGTTTCGAGATCGATTGCCTCGATCTCTTGAATCAGTGCTCGCGTCCGGTTGAGTAGTTCTTGCGTCCGGCGGTTCGATTCTTCATCGATGCGGCGCAGTTCTTCTAATCGGGCGGCGAACATATCGGCAATTGATTGCATAAATTAAAGTGCAATGAAAAGTGAGCAGAATTGCTCACCATCAATTCTATAAAGAATTCGGCGCGATCGGGCAAGATTGTAACAATTCTTAATGAGTAGTTTTGTACTACTTTTAGGGTGAGAATGATTATCATTCAAGCCGCCCCGCAGGGTGAGAATGATTATCGTTCCGGCGGCCTCGCCGCTTAATGAGAATGATTCTCATTTTCCTTGCCGTAGGTGTTGAGAATGATTCTCATTCTCACCGCCCTGGCTTATTGATTCTCAATTGCAAGCATTATTGATTCTCAATGGGTCCTTGATAATGATTCTCAGCGGGGGTGAATTCGAATCTCGATATTGATCTAGGCATCAGCCGCGCAACTTGGTTTGAGTCCAGCGCGTCTCACGCAAAGACTCCCCTTTCCCCGCCAACGAGGCAACCGATCAGACTACCCTCCAGGACAGCGTTTTGGGGATAGTGTCAACCAAGACTGTAAACCTGTAACATCGGTTCACATCAACGGCATCCCGTGCCGCTCATCACCAAGTCAGAGGCGGCCGACGCGCTGGGCGTGTCCCGCACGGCGGTCTACAAGGCGATCAAGCAGGGCCGGCTGCCGGTCGTGCGGACCTCTGATGGCAAGGAGCTGATCAAGTCCGAGACGCTGCGCGAGGACTGGTTTGCCAACACCATGGCCAAAATCGGCGTCGGCCCCAAGCCGCCGATGGGCGAGACCGCCTTTCCTCCAGAGCGACCCAAACGAGACCGATCACTCACCGAACCCGAACCTGGGGACATTGTCCCCGAGTACAACGAAAGCCGTGCTCGCACCGAGTACCTCAAGGCTGAGCTGCTCGAGCTGGAGCGCAAGGAAAAAGAAGGGCTGCTGGTTCGAGCGGCCGAGGTGGAAGCCAAGTGGGTTGAGGTGATCACAATCAGCCGCACCAAGGTGCTCGGCGTAGCCAGCAAGGCGAAGCAGCGGATCCCCGATCTCACCCAGGACCAGATCGCGATTTTGGAGGACATCGTGCGCGAGGCGCTCGAGGAGCTGGCAAGCGATGGCTGACATCAACGACATCGCAAAGGCTGCGCTGCAGGCGTGGAAGCCACCGGAGAAGCTGACGCTGAGCGAGTGGGCTGACCGGTATTTCTACTTGTCGGCTGAGTCCAGCGCTGAGGCCGGCCGCTGGCACACGCTGCCTTACCAGAAGGGCATCATGAACGCGATCACGGATCCGTCGATCGAGCAGATCTCGGTGATGAAGAGCGCCAGGGTCGGCTACACCAAGTGTCTGAACGCCTGCATCGCGTTCCACATCCACCAGGATCCCTGCCCGATGATGCTGGTGCAGCCGACGATCGAGGACGCCCAGGGCTACTCGAAAGAGGAGATTGCGCCGATGCTGCGCGACGTGCCGGTGCTCAAGGGGTTGGTGAGCGACAGCAAGGCAAAGGACGGCGCCAACACGATCCTGCAGAAGCAGTATCCGGGTGGAACGCTCGGCCTGGTGGGCGCCAACAGCCCGCGTGGCTTCCGCCGTGTCAGCCGACGGATCGTGATGTTCGACGAGACGGACGGCTACCCACCGAGTGCCGGCCCCGAGGGCGACCAGATCAAGCTCGGCATCCGACGGACGGAGTATTACTGGAACCGCAAGATCGTGGCTGGGTCGACACCGACCCTGAAGGATGCAAGTCGGATCGAGCGACTGTTCAGCCAGGGCGACCAGCGTCGGTATTTCGTGCCCTGCCCCGACTGCGGGCACATGCAATATCTGAAGTGGGCGAACATGCGCTGGGACGATCAGCTGTCGCCAGTGAATTACGTCTGCGAGAGTTGCGGCGTTCTGATTCCGCATTCCAAGAAGCGCTGGATGGTGGAGCGCGGCCAGTGGCGAGCGACGGCACCGGGCAACGGCAAGCACGCGAGCTTCCACATCTGGGCGGCCTACAGCTATTCACCAAACGCGAGCTGGGACAACCTGCGTGATGAATTTCTTGAGGCGAAGTCTGATCCTGAGGCGCTGAAGACGTTCGTCAACACCGTCTTAGGTGAATCCTGGGAGGACGATTACGCGGCGAAGGTGGGCGCCGACAGCCTGCTGGAGCGTGCGGAGTTCTACGAAAGCCAGATGGTGCCGGCTGAAGCATCAGCAATCACGATCGGCTGCGACGTGCAGGACAACAGGCTCAGCCTGTCGATCTGGGCGTGGGGCCGCGAAGAAGAAGGCTGGCTTATCGATCGCCAGGTGATCCATGGCGACCCGAGCCGACCGGAGCCATGGAAGCAGCTGGATGAGATCTTGCTGCAGCCGTTCAAGCATGCGCTGGGCGCTGAAATCAGGCCGGACGTGGTCTGCATCGACTCTGGCGGTCACCACACGATGGAGGTGTACCAGTACGCCCGCGAACGGCAGAACATGGGCGTGATCGCGATCAAGGGCCAGAGCCAGAAGGGTAAGCCACCGATCGGCAAGCCATCGAAGGTTGATTTGAACCACAAGGGCCGTGCGCTCAAGAAAGGGGCGGAGGTCTACCCGGTCGGATCCGACACCGTGAAGAGCCTGCTGTTTGGACGGTTGAAGCACAACGAACCTGGGCCGGGCTACCTGCACTTCTACGCAGAAGCCGGCAAGGAGTATTTCGAGGAGTTGACAGCAGAAAAGCAGATCACCCGATTCGTTCGCGGTTACCCCGAGAGAGTTTGGGTAAAGAAATCGAGCCAGCGCAATGAGGCATTGGACGAGCTTGTTTATGCGTACGCAGGATTAAATCGGCTGTACCAGCGGTACGACCGAAGAACCATCTGGGATCAACTGGAGAAACGGCTCGAAAAGCCCGTAGAAAGGGAGCGAAAGGCCCCGCTAAGATCTAACAAGGCTCCAAAACGGAGTTTTGTCCGCCAGTGGTGAGGCCGTGAAGATTCCTTCCAAAATCCGGGCAGGTGACACGGTCGTGTGGCGCGACGAGCCCACTGTGGACGTGTTTGGAGCGCCGATCGACGGCAGCAACCACGGCCTGACCTACTACCTGCGCACGAATCACAACCACCAAGGCGCCACGGTGGCTGGTGTGACGGTGGTGGGCACGCCGGCCGGCAGCGGCTGGACGTTCACGATTTCGTCGGCGACCACTGCGGGCTTTATCGCCGGTGACTGGTACTTCCAGGCGGTGGCGACCGCCAACGTGGGCGGCGCGAAGACCACGATCGGCAGCGGTTCGCTGACAGTTGAGGCGAACCTTGCTTATGCGGGCCAGCCAAGCGCGTTTGATGGCCGGTCGCAGGCGCAGAAGGATCTGGATGCAGTGCAGGCAGCAATTCGCAGCCTGATGAATGGCGGTGCAGTGCAGGAGTACCGGATCGGTACTCGCAACCTGAAGCGCTATGACCTAGCCGAGCTGCTGGCGCTTGAGTCACGGCTCAAGGCCGTGGTTGCCCGTGAGAACAAGGCGGCAATGATCGCCAATGGTCTTGGCAACCCGCACAACATGTATGTCCGCTTTGGTGGCCGCTGATGGGACTCCGCACTCGCGTAATGACCGCCCTGGGATTCGGGCCAAAGCCGCAGCCGGAGCAGCCGCGACGCCGGCGTCGCACCTATGCCGGTGCGATCATCAACCGGCTGACCAGCGACTGGATCAGCAACGGCACCAGCGCTGACGCTGAGATCAAGACCAGCCTGCGCAAGCTGCGAGATCGCTCGCGCCAGATGGTGCGGGACAACCCGTACGCCCGGCAGGCCAAGCGGACGACGCAGATCAACGTGGTCGGCCAGGGCGTCAAGCTGCAGTCACAGGTGATGAGCCTGCGCGGCAATAAGCGCGATGACCGGATCAATGGCCTGATTGAAGCGAAGTGGGAGCGTTGGTGCCGCAAGGATCACTGCGATGTGGCGGGCAAGAGCAGCTTCCACATGCTCGAGTGGCTAGCTGTTGGCGCGCTGCCTGAGAGCGGTGAGGTGCTGTTCAGGATCCACCGCAAGCCGTTCGGCGGCAGCAAGGTTCCGATGGCGCTGGAGATCATCGAAAGCGACCTGCTCGACGACGAGTACAACGGTGCGGTGAGCGCCAAGGGCAATGAATGGCGGATGGGGGTCGAGATCGATCGCTATGGCCGCCCGGTGCAGTATGCGTTCCTGACCCGCCACCCAGGCGACTATTGGTTCCAGGGAGCGACTGAAAAGGCGACGGTGAAGCACGTCTTTCTGCCGGCCAAGGATGTCATCCACCTTTTCGTGCCTGAACGCCCAAACCAGCACCGTGGAGTGCCCTGGTTCGCGCCGATCATCACCGATGCGCACCAGCTGGCCGGCTACGAAGAGGCTGCGGTGGTCCGTGCTCGCAGTGCAGCGTCGCTGATGGGCTTTGTGACCTCGCCAGAAGGTGAGCTTGAGGCTGATGATGTTGAGAACGGCCAACGAATCAGCGAGTTCGAGCCGGGCGTGTTCAAGTATTTGGATCCGGGCCAGTCGGTGATCGTGCCGGATCTGAAGTCACCGGATGCGCAGTATGAGGACTTCGTGCGTGCCAAGACCAGGCGCTTTGCTTCGGGCTTTGGCTGCAGTTACGAGACCCTCTCGAGGGACTTCTCTGAGACCAACTACTCCAGCAGCCGCCTGAGCCTACTCGAGGACCGCGACCACTGGAAGGTGGTGCAGCAGTACCTGATCGAAAACTTCCACATGCGGGTGTTCCGCGAGTGGATGGATGTGGCGGTGCTGAGCGGCGAGCTGGCGCTGCCCGACTATGAGCTGCGGCCCGAGCGTTATGACAGCCCGAAATGGCTGGCGCGTGGCTGGAGCTGGGTCGACCCGCTGAAGGAAGTCAAGGCTTACCGCGAGATGGAAGCGGCGGGCTATATGACCAAGGCTCAGATCTGCGCCCAGCTGGGCGGCGATCTGGATGAGAACCTTCAGCAGATCGCCCGAGAACGGAAGACTGCTACCGATCTCGGCGTCCAGCTTGATGCCGACATGAACCCGGCTGCTCTCGCCCCCCAGGAGCAGCCGGTAGGCGGGGAGGCTGCGAGCCCCACGGATGAGCCTCCCCGCCGGCCTGCAAGATCGCGTCGCAAGAAAGCGTCTAAGGTAGATGAAGTTCAATCTGAGCGTCCAGAGGGACCGCTTAACTGATGGACGAACTCAAAGAACAACTCGAGGCATCGGAAGAAGAGCGTGCAATGCACGATCTGACGGACGAGCAAGTGGCTGCGATCGGCGAAACTGTCGCTGAAGTGGTAGCCGAGCACATGGCCGAAGTGGTCGAGGATGTGATCGAAACGCTTGCTGGCGAAGAGACCGAATCCGAGGAGTACGCCGAGAAAGGCGCTGAGGAAATGCCGATGGCAGCCGAGCGTGCCAAGCCTGGCGACCTGAAGACCGGTGATTTTGTTAGCTGGAACAGCTCTGGCGGTCGCGCCCGTGGCCGAATCGAGCACATCATGCGCGAAGGCACGCTTGGTGTGCCGGACAGCGAATTCAGCATCGAGGCGAGCGAGGAAGACCCTGCTGCTTTGATTCGAATTTTCCGCGAAAGCACCGAGGGCTGGGAAGCGACTGAGACAATGGTCGGTCACCGCTTCAGCACCCTGACCAAGATTGACGCACTTCGCTCCATGGAGGGCAAGTACCAGCGGACCGAGGTCACTGCATTTGCAGAGGTCGAAGACCGCTCGTTTGAATTCCCCTTCAGCTCTGAATACCCCGTGGCCCGGTACTTCGGAAACGAAGTACTGAGCCATGAGGGTGACGCCGCTGATCTGAGCCGTCTTAATGACGGTGCTCCGCTTCTCTTCAACCACAACCCTGACCGGGTGGTGGGTGTCGTTGAGCGGGCATGGATCGACGGCGATAAGAAGCGCGGCTACGTCAAGGTCCGCTTCTCCCGCAACAGCTTCGCCAAGGAAGTGATGGCTGATGTCAAGGATGGCGTTCTTCGGGGCGTCAGCTTTGGTTATGCCATCGACAAGATGGAGGAGCGTGGCGACAACTTCGTAGCCACTCGTTGGAGTCCGTACGAAGTCTCGGTTGTTAGTGTGCCTGCAGATCCGACTATCGGAATCGGCCGGTCGCTTGCGATCGACTCTGCGGCCACCGCCGCATCACCAACCCCTCAAGAACCTGAGGTTCACATGGAGAACACCACCCCTGACGTGGAGGTGATCCGGTCCAAGGCCGTCGAGGCCGAGCGTAGCCGTATCGCTTCCATCACCGCCCTCGGCGACAAGCACGGCATGACCGAGCTTGCACGTGAGCTCATCGACGGTGGCCGCAGCCTCGACGAGGCCCGTGCTGCCTTCCTCGAAAAAATCGACACCCGCAGCACCAAAGTGGAGCACCGCATCGAATCGACCTCCGAGGTCGGCCTCAACGAGAAAGAGACCCGCAGCTATTCCTTCCTGCGTGCTCTGAACTATCTCGCCAACCCTGGCGACAAGCAGGCTGCTGAAGCCGCCGCTTTCGAGCGCGAGGTTTCTGACGCTGCTGCCAAGGCTTACGGCAAGCCCGCCAACGGTCTGATGGTGCCCAACGAGGTGCTTCGTCGTGACCTCGCCACCTCCCCTGCCACTGCTGGCGGCAACCTAGTTGCCACCGACCTGCTGGCTGGTTCGTTCATCGAGCTGCTCCGCAACAAGCTGGCTCTGGCCAACGTGGGCGCCACCGTGCTCAACGGCCTCCAGGGCAACATCGCTATCCCCAAGCAGACCGGCGCTGCCACTGCTTACTGGGTGGGTGAAGGCAATGCTCCTACCGAGAGCCAAGAGACCCTCGGACAGGTGACAATGTCGCCAAAAACCGTTGGCGCTTTCGTCGACTACTCGCGTCGCCTGCTGCTCCAGAGCTCCATCGACGTGGAGCAGATGGTGCGCAACGACCTGGCTCGCGTGATCGCCCTCGAGATCGACCGCGCTGGCATCTACGGCTCCGGCTCCAGCAACCAGCCCCTCGGCCTGGTGAACACTGTCGGCATCAACACCAAGGCTCTGACCGGCTACGGCACCTTTGCCGAGCTGATCGACATGGAGACCGAGGTGGCCAAGGACAACGCCGACGCCGGCTCGCTGTTCTACCTGATGAACGCTGCTGCCCGCGGCGCTCTGAAGTCCACCGCCAAGTCTGCCTCTGCCGTGGCCGCTGGCTTCGTGTACGAGAACAATGAAGTGAACGGCTATCCCGCCGTGATCTCCAACCAGCTGGCCTTCGATGACATCATCTTCGGTGCCTTCGACCAGATGATCATGGGCCTGTGGTCCGGTCTGGATCTGACCCTCGATCCTTATGCCGGCGCCACCAGCGGCACCGTTCGCATCATTGCTCTGCAGGATGTGGACTTCGCTGTGAAGCAAGCTGGCGCCTTCTGCTACGGCACCGGCGCTCTGTCCTGAGCATGATCGCTGGGCTGATTCAGGCCAAGCGAAACTACAACCCCTCCCTGGTTCGCACCGGGGAGGGCTTTCTCTTGGCATACCGGTCTGAGCCGGAAAACTTCAAGGTCAGCGAGATCGTGCTGGCCGAGATGGATGCTGCGCGGAATGTACTGCGCAATCAACGGCTGAAGGTGCCGAGCGTCGAAAAGGGCTGCTCGCTGGAAGATCCGCGACTGTTCTGGTTCGACGGCGAGATCTACATCGCCTTTTCCATCGCCCGGTATGGGCTGGAGAAAGGCTGGAAGTGCGTGCAGGCGTATGGCCGGCTGGCGAAAAAGGGCCGCAGCTGGACCGTATCCACAATGTGGATACCGAAGTACGGCGCCAACGACTGGAGCAGCAAGGAAAAGAACTGGACGTTCTTCGAGGCCGAGGGTGCGCTGCGGTGCATCTACGACATGGGCGCTGCTGGCTGGACGGTGCTCGAGCTCGAGGGCGACGAGGTGGTGCAGGAATGGCGCAGTGCGCCGCTGCGCTGGCGTTGGGGGCGGATGAGTGGCGGCACGCCGGCAGTCGACTGGCAGGGGCAGAAGCTGACGATGTTCCACAGCTGGGAGAAGCACCCACGACGCAGTCGGCTATACCACGCGGCATGGCTGACTTTCGGGGCGAAGGCGCCACACGCACCAATGATGCTGTCGACTGGACCGGTGCTGACGGCCAAGGAAGAGTGGGGTGCGCCGGAGACCACGCAGGGCTGGCAGCCGCTGTGCGTGTTTCCGGGCGGGCTGGAGGTGTCTGGGCGGAAAGCGTTGATTGCCTATGGGCGCAACGACCTTGATTGCGCGATTGATGCGATCCGCGTAGAGCAGCTGCGCCAGATTGCGCCGGCAGTGAGCGCTCGTGGAGAGGTGCGCATTCGCCTCACCGGTGACGTGATGATCAAGGGGCAGCCAGCCTGGACGGGCACTGAGGTTGCAGTGCTGGCGAGCGATGCGGCTAGCCTGATTGCACGACAGAAGGCGGTGCCGTTGTGATTACCGAAGACCTCAGCCTCTTTTTGGAAGACTTCGGGGTCGTCTGCACTTCTGGTGCGGTGACTGCCAAGGGCATCCTCGACATGCCGAGCCAGGTAGTAGCTGACGGCATGGTGCTGACCACCGACTACAAGCTGACGGTGCGAACGGCCGACTTTGGCGGCCTGTTGTATGGCGACGGCGTCACGGTAGACGGGGTTAACTATCAAGTTCGCGAGGCGATGAAGATCGATGATGGTGCGTTCACTGATCTGATGCTGACGAGGCTGGCACCCGAGAGCAGCGCACCGGGCCAGGATCCGCGTGAGTTTGGGCTGGATGATCTGTCCGGCATTGATCTGATTGATCCAGAGCCTGGAGAAAGCCTGGTCTACGACGGCACAAAATGGACTGACGCAACACCTGAAGCTGGTAACCTAGACGGAGGGACGTTTAACTAGCCATGGCAAGACTTCAGCTCAAGCGTGGCCTGAAGGCCAACCTACCTACCACTGGGATGCTGGCTGGTGAGCCGCACGTCACTACAGACCGTGGCACGCTTCACGTCGCCACTGATGCCACCACCAAGCTGCCGGTGGTGCCTGCGATTGATGATCTCACCACGCTGGGCAGCGTCAGCGGTGCCGATGATCTGATCCTAATTCACGATGCCAGCGAGACCAGCGGGCAGAAAGAAAAGAAGATCACCTTTAACAGTTTTAAGTCCGCGCTGAACATCCCCGCTACAAGCACCGACGAAAAAGTGGCTGTGGTGAGTGGCGGCACCGCTGGTTACATCTGGGGCACCGATGGCACTGATGGCGTGATCCGACTTAACAGCAGCTTGAGCTGGACCAAGGATGCTGGCAATGGCTTTGTCACCATTGCGGTTGAAACCGTAGACGGCGGCACCTTCTGATATGCCACGGATAGCCAAGATCATCATCCGCAACGGCACTGCAGCGCCGAGTGCTGGTGATTTTGACGTAGGCGAACCGGCGTGGGACAAGTCAAACGACAAGTTCTACATCAAGGACACTGCCGGCACGATGGTGCCGATCAACGCCGCCAACTACCAAGAGTTCACCAGCAGCGGCACTTGGACCAAGCCGGCTGGTGTGACGATGGTTTATGTGGAGTGTGTTGGCGGTGGTGGTGGCGGCGGTTCAGGGCGCCGTGGTGCTGCAGGGGCTGTGCGAACTGGCGGTGGCGGCGGCGCTGGCGCTCGATTCAGCTCACGCTGGTTTCCGGCATCACTGGCAGGATCTACAGTGACGGTCACTGTTGGTGCCGGTGGGAGTGGAGGCGCAGCCATAACTACTAATGACACAAACGGAGCCAATGGCAGCAATGGAGGTTCATCATCATTTGGCAGCCTTGTTGTTGCAATGAGAGGCAACGCTGGTACTGGAGGTAGTACAACATCTGCCGCTGGTGGCGCTGTCGGTTATTACGGAGTTCAAAACAACTACACCGGAGCTGCTGGCACTCAATCTGCAGGAAATGGCGGCAGTGGTGCTACTGGGCAAGCCAGCAATTTTGGCCCTGGAGGCGGTGCGCCCGGAGCTGGAATAACAAGCGTCAATACCGCTTCAACCGGGGTCGCCGGAGGCAAGGGGTTTGGTGAACTAGTTACTTCTGCTGCTGCAACCAGT